TACCAGATACGGCTGACGCCCCAATTAACGGGTAAAGGCCAGCAGTGGTTAACTCGCAAGCTACTTGATGCTGGTTTGTTAAAACCAGTAGCGGCTGAGTGATTAAATTAAAAAGGCGGCCTTTCGGCCGCCAGTGATTTCAGATACCCCGGCAGCCGCCGGGGTTATTTTTGGTGGTCAATTAAACGGATTGATTGAATTATTAAACGTGATGATGCTTGTCTCACGCGGTGCCTGGACGTTGGCCGCTTGCGGAACCTCCTTAATTTTCTTGGTGACAGGCAAGTTGCGTGCGCCAACTTTGATCAGAGATTCGAAAAGTGTCGCAACGATTTTTGCATCACCAGGTTCTTTGAGGCGGAATGCGTCTTTTTGGGCGGCGGAGACGAAGATCGGGAGGTTATCCAGTTCGTCTTGCATTGCTGCCAGCACATCGTCGCGGATACCCGCTGTTTCCTCCAGCAAAGCAATTCGCGCTTCAGCATCTGCGATCTTGGCCATTGCTTCAAGGTGGCGACCCTGGCTTTCGAGTAGTGCGGTTTCCAGTTCAGCCGTACGCTCTGTCGCCTCCACCATCATTTCCAGTTCAGCCATTTTACTGTAATGGGATATAACGGCCTGCACTGACTCGTCAGAGTATCCATGCGCCGCCAGGGACTCTGCCAGTAGAGATTTAGAATCCGCGCTTTCAAACATTCCGGCGCTGGCAGGATGATCCAGACTGATATAGTTCGGCGTTGTCACATAATCCACACCATGGAAGCTGGTGGTTACAGCGATTTTCCCGGACTCACGCCCGCCAGTGGCCCAGCTCCAGCCACCAGCTCGGCTTTCGATCATCGCGGCGACAATTTTACCCGGCTCTGTGTTAAGAATTTCCTGTGTATGGGTAACGATGCCGTTGTCGTCAACAGATATAGCCACTGTTCGGCACGCTGGAACATTGTCGATTACGACCGGGCGACCTTCCACCATGATCACGCTGGTTTCTGGTACTTCCAGTTTGCCGGTCAGCTGTCGGCGACCGTGACCGTAATAGCCGAAAAGCTCACCAAGGCGTAAACCTTCCTGAGTTTCCTTGCTTTCAAGCATGGTCTTTACCGCGCTTAATACATACTGTCGCCCGTTCTGGCGACCTTTTCGAGCATTGCTATAGAGACAAAAGCGGTCAGTGACCGTTTTCAAAACATCAGTCATTATCGTTTCCCTCTTTAAAGACCGATTCAAGGATTTGCGCCAGTTCCTGTGGCGGTGTTTTGATGATGGAATCCATCAGGTGATCGTCGTCCTCGCTTTTAGCTTTCAGTTCGTTCACCAGTGCTTCAGAGATTTTTTCGTCAATCTCCAGCACATCGCTGAACAGGTAACGTTTGAATGCATCGGAATTAGCGAGGACGCTGTTATTGCTGACGGCATCGAGGATTTGCGTAACGATGGTGGCGTAGTTCGCCTGCGAGTCGCGGTTATCGTTGTGCTCTTGTTGCAGAGCGGTATTAACGGAGTGGAATTCGATTTTGTACGGGCGATCACCTTCCGGGTATACCTTGCCGTACTTGAAAGCAAGATGAATATCGATAGCCCGCTGAATGAACTCTTCTACGCCCTGCTGGATCCATGAGGCGCGCATGGCGGCCTGAATCGCCGTGCGCAGGAATCCACCTTCACCAAGCCCGCCGGACATTTGATCTGCCCACCCCAGGAGGGTGTAATCGAGGCCAAGTGCTGCCGCCAGCTGGCGCATATAAGTGAGAATGTCTTCAATGCCGTTGATGTCTGCCTGGATGGTCTGAGTATCAATGGTCATCTGCCCCTTGCCGTCGCCCATAATAGGCAGCAGGGTATTGGTGACCGTAGGCATGTTATTCGCGCCGCGTGCGCGCTTTTCCATCAGGTCAGCTGCTCGTTTAAGCGTCTGAGTAATGGTGCGTGAATAATCGGCTGCTTTTACCGGATCCAGACTATTCATCGCCAGACCGATGATTCGGTCAATTTTCGACGCATTAAAACGCGTTGCCTTCAGCGAGCGGATCGCCGAACGCAGGTTCATGTACGGCTCGTAGGCGTATTCGAGCAAGCTGGTCCCGTAATTCTGGGTTTCAATCGGCGTGCGCTCTTCCGGATTATCCAGCAGGCTGTAAGCCTTATGGCCAGTGTGCACAGGCATAAGGTTTGACTTAGGCCGCCAGTAGGGGGTTTTCATAGGGATAATGGTCCACGGATCGGCGAAAACCATTTTCCCTGACGCGTCCTTCAGATAATCGCCGCTAAATCCCGCCAGGTTACCGCTGACCTCGAACTCCTTGATGAAGCTCGGAAGGGTGTAATAGGAGCACTCAAAAGACGTGATCCCTATGCCTTCTTTGGCGTATGGCCTGACATAAGCCACCCCAAATACAGACATGATAAATGCCCACCCGGCGACCTCTTTGTTGATGGTTCGCCCGATGTCGTTCATCAGCTCGTCACACAACCCCTGCGCGGCGTCATAGTCACTATCGTTTCCGTTGTGTACCGGCACGATAGAGAAGGTTTGTCCGGTCTTCTTATCGAAAGAGAGCGCGTGCGTAATATGGATGTTCAGCGCGGTGGCGATCGTGCTGTAAACCGCCATCTCTTCGAGTAGCGGATAGCGTTGCAAGCGGTCTTCCGGCAGTTGAACTTCATCAAAGATAAAGCGACTTCCGTCCACCAGCCCATCGCCAGCCATGCCACTATCGCCCGGTTTGCCGCCTAAGAAGCCGGACAGTTGTACCGGTGCCCCTGCGCGAGAAAACAAATACCCACTTCCGCCGTGCACAGCCAGCGCGGACAGGAGGATGTTGTCCCGTTCTCCGTTGTCTTTAAAAACCCCCGCCAGCGCCTTCCTGACCGAGGATAGCGTGATTTTATTGTCTGCCAAGATTGCACCTTAATTAGAATAATTCGCATCGTGTTTGAACGGAATTTAACACTAGTCACTTGTTAAGGATTACCAATGAACAAGCTATCTATGGGGGTGTTTCGCTGTTCAAGTGTCAGCGAAATATTGAAATATATTAGTGCAATAACATTTCATCGGGCGCCGATTAGATACGGCGTGGAAAAGGTGGAAGGCAAAAGCTATGACCGACTACGCCGGACGTGAAATAATATGTCCACACTATCTGATACAATAAAACCGAATAGGACATAATTTCGACGTCAAAGCCTTGGCACAGGCTGGAGAGAAAACTTGAAAAAGCGATACTACACAGTAAAGCATGGGACGCTACGAGCATTACAAGAGTTTGCTGACAAGCATAACGTTGAGGTGCGAAGGGAAGGGGGCAGTAAAGCTCTGCGCATGTACCGTCCGGACGGGAAATGGCGGACAGTCGTTGATTTCAAAACAAACAGTGTTCCCCAGGGGGTCCGCGATCGGGCATTCGAAGAATGGGAGCAGATCATCATAGATAACGCATTGCTCCTGAATGCAGATTAAACTTTCCGCCCTTTTGCCCGGTCTATCGCCGGGCATCTTTCAGAGATAATTACCTTTACCCGTCAATTCCCCTTGTGGTACTTGTTTTTGCGCCAGTGTTTGGGTTCCGTGAATTATGTTAATCAGAGGTCTTAGTAACGATGGTTCCTGGCGGGCCTCAACTTCTCCAGCCATTGCCCTGATGTAGTCGGCGCTGGCAACATTGTTGTATTCCGTTGCGAAACAGCATAACAATGTCAGAACATGCTCTGTTGTTATTTCGCTCCAGTTGATGTTGAAAAATTCATCGCCTTTTTTATCGTGTTCGGAATCGAAGATGCTTTGGTGGAGGATGTATTTGCCGGATTCCTTGCGCGGTAACTTGATCGCTTTCTGGCGTTCCAGCTCCTTGTAAATCTGCATTGCTTCAATTAGTACCGGCCTGCCGTTCATGAAGGGATCGCGCAACCTTACACGCTGGCCAACTCGACCGGTAATAAAGCTGTTTTCCTCTTCCACCAGCACGATAAAACCCTTTTCCTCTTTTTCTCGCAATTCGCGCAGCAGCTGGAGTTCCATATCGCGGCGGCGTTCAGGGTAGCTGGTCCGCTCAGCCATGATCAGCTCATTGTTGATCCATGCAGCAGTCATTGACGCCGGTTTGCCGACGCTCATTGAAACAACGCATATTTTCTTATCCATAGCGCCCCTACAAAAAAGAAAAGCCACCAGCGGCGGCTTAGCAATACAACTGAAGGTAGCGCCCGGTACTCAGACTGTGCCGTCCATGGAATATTTGAAAAGGGATCCATCCGTACCGGGCGTGTGATGATTCTGACTGAAGTCACTTGTCAGTTGTCAATCATTTATCATTAAAAATAATATATTTATTAGTGCATGATGTTTGCCATCTCATAGGCATCAGCCAGTAACTCCATCTCTGACTTGTTCAGCAAGGTGAATTCTTTCTTGCCTCCAACCACACCATCGGCATGAACAGGGACCAGCCATGGGTATTTTTCTCTTACTTCAGCCGGAGCTGCATGCTGGTGGTGCCATCTACAAAGTGGCAATTGCTTTTTATGACAACCCGGCGCGGTACGACCGGCGATATGGTGCAGAGACACCTCATTAGATATTACTCCATGCATATAGCAGGCAATGCAGGGGAGAGCGCCAAGAGCATTGGCGATGCGCCGTTCCTCCGCCGTTGGTGTTCTCCCCTTCAAGCCACGAGATTTTATTTTTACCGCGCTTTTCCGCGTTTTGCTGGCTGGTGGGCGCTCTTTCTGTTTAGCGATACGGCGGTCGATAGAATCCCGCATTTTCTGATATTGCGATTCTCTCCAGGCGGGGTCAGCCAACTTTTCCCGTTGCCGAGCGATCGCTCGTTCTCTGGCTGCCTTCTGCCACTCGCGGCGCTGTTCAAGTTTTTGTTCGATTGTTTTCATATGGCAAAAAAAAGGCGGCCTAATGGCCGCCAATGATGTCAAGGAGTTAAGTAATGGCAACGTCTTCGTAGTTGACAAAAACTGCGGCTCAATTATAGCAATCAATTAGAGCAATGGTAGATATTTTGTTAATCGAGAATCACATTTTTTCACTTCAGTACCTGTGTGCTATACTCTTTCTTGATTGATTGGATGCGGAATACAAACCCGCTCTTTTGTGCAGCCTGGCTCCTTGCCAGGCTTTTTTATTTCATCATGGAAGCTGTTAACGCTTTGGATCTTGCTGAACTGATTGAAAGGGCATTGTTTACCTTACCCAGGAGTTCGCCAAATTCCGCCATCACTCTAGTAAGCCCTCGCCGCGCTTCCTCCTCCGTTGCATTCATCACAAAATGTTCAGCACTCCGCATGCTTTTAACGGGGAACGCAACAGATATCGAGTCGATATCAGGCATCCTATCGCTCAATTTTACGGTGACAATGACAGATGGTGACTGAATTTGAGAGCTTACAGACAGCACCACATATTTTCCGTCTATTTTGAAATCCTTCCGCATGTGTCACCATAAATATCAAATAATTAGAGCAATCAAGTAAAAATGAACGGCTAATCGCCATCTTCCAGCAGGCGCACCATTGCCCCCGTTTCACTATCCAGGTTACGAATGTAGTTCATGACAATATTTACGTTGGTCCAGCCACCAGCTTGCATGATCTCCGGTATTGAAACTCCGGCGCGGGCCATATCTCGCGCGGCACCGACACGGGCACTATGTCCAGACCAGGCCAGGTATCGCTGACCAGAGTCATCTTTTGCCCCGTAAATCAATCGGTGAGTTGCTTCAAAAATCCCTTCCAGGGCGCGAGTTGATAGCTGGCTGGTGGATGATGGCGCGGCAACACCATTTTTTCTGACGCGGCAAAACAGGTAGTTATTCGGATCATCAGCTACACCAGAGACAGAAATCCATCGCTCAACCAGTTTAGTTACCCCCAGGCTAAGTGCCTTCTCTACACCAGCGGTGCTAACCAGCGTTTTCGTTCTGCCAATATGGATTAACATTCTCCCACCGTCAGTACGTGAGATATCTTTAACCCTGATCCTAGAAATTTCGGCTATACGTAACAGGGTGTTATAAGCAATCCCCAGAAATGCCAGATTACGTATATCCTGGCAGCGATCGCTATTTTCCATGAGTGAACGAACCTGGTCGAAATCAGTGCGTTCGAACGCCAGCGCCTGTTTTGCACGCTCACCGGCATCAACGTTTTCTTTTCGGATCCGTCGCATGACCAGTGAAACAGCATTGCTGTCACTTGGTCGTGGCAGCCCGGACCGACGATGAAGCATGTTTAGCTGGCCCAAATGTTGCTGGATAGTTTTTACTGCCAGACCACGCGCCTGAAGATATAGAAGGTAATCGCGAACATCTTCAGGTTCTGCGGGAAACCATTTCCGGTTATTCAACTTGCACCATGCCGCCCACGACCGGCAAACGGACAGAAGCATTTTCCAGGTATGATCAGAAAACGCCTGGCGATCCCTGAACATGTCCATCAGGTTCTTGCGAACCTCATCACTCGTTGCATCGACCGGCAATGCAGGCAAATTTTGGTGAACGGTTAACGAATTAGTCATTTATTATGCGTGATTTTAACAGTTAAGCCTTGTTCATGAAGTATCTCATCAATAATTCGAATCACATCCCCTGGTAGATCATCGTTCTCGAAATATCTGTGATCGGGGATTTCTACAGTGATTGGGGTTGCTGCTTTATGCAAAATCCGAACAATCTTTTTTTCTTTTTTGCATGTTGCATATTCAGCCTCTTCGATATCTATCCAGCTCGCACCATCAAATTGCTGGTAAACCCGAGTGTATAGTAAGCGGTTTCGCTTTACTTCTTCTGCTAACTCCCAAATTGCAACAGCCATAGCACGTTCATTTTCATTCGTTCCAGGGTTAGCAGCTTTTTGTTTTGCGTCGTTCAGTAAGGCGTTTACCTTGGCATCTGTCAGGCCATTAAACATTCATCACCTCATGATCAAGTTAAATTATTGTTTTCAGCAGAGTGTACAGGATTGGCTCTGCCTTTACCTGGTTATGGTTCTCGTCATAGAAACGCCAGCGACCGCGCGTGCGTTCTATTTTCTCTTCACCGCGAGATAATGACAGTTGGTAACTATCACGCTCAAACCATTTTGCCCGCCAGTAACCACGGTTTTTCTCAAGCTCAAGATGAGTGGACACTTTAGCAGCTGAATATCCCATTTTTCACCTCTGATTGATTGGTGGTGCTAAGTGCGCTACGCGAAATCTGGAGCACTAACACTGCCAACATTTCGCAGATTTTACGTAGCGCAACCTTGATCAAATGATCAAGTGATCACTATTTGACCTGATAAGGTATTGAACTGTATGGATTTACAGGTAAATTAATCATGTTCAATAACCCTTAAGATAACTTCGTATAATGTATGCTATACGAAGTTATTAGGTCCGAAGAGGAGTTTACGTCCAGCTGCGCATAAAAATCAAGAATTATTAGAGCAATAAATTTTGAGAGAAAAATCCCACTCCACCAGCCAAAAACTGGATTGTTTTTCATAGTTGTTTGACAATTGCTCTAATAAATTATAGTTTGCCGCCGTTTCGTAATACGACTTTGGATTCACTATTTAATGTGTCTTCAGCGTTGTAGAGCGGCTCAGAAGGAAATGAGCAAACAGGGAAACCTTATACAACGGCATTACAGCTATGCATTGCTCATCTTACACACAGCGCAATGTTGTTAGATTACCCCAGCATGGATCATGGGTGAAACAGTAGGTCAGAGCTTCAGGCTCTGTGTTGTCAATACAGTGAGGCATAATTATGGCTTTCATTCAACCAACCATCGACGACGTTAGACATTGCTCTAACGCTTTATCTGTAGACCCTGCCGAAACCGACGCTGCCCGCGCCATTGCTGAACACTACTCAAAGATATCCAATCAGGAGTACCGCATCACCCAAGACGACCTGGATGATCTCACTGACACAATCGAATATCTCATGGCCACTAACCAGCCAGACTCACAATAAATGCACTAATAAATCTATTATTTTCGTTGGATCCTTCTATAATGGTGGCCAACAACTCCCAGTGTAATCCGCTGTGAGTTGTTGGCCATGTCAATTCTGGAGGAGGATCAATGATAAATTATGTCTACGGCGAACAACTGTACCAGGAGTTCGTCAGCTTCAGGGATCTCTTTCTAAAAAAAGCTGTTGCACGCGCCCAACACGTTGATGCCGCCAGCGACGGTCGTCCTGTACGCCCGGTTGTCGTTCTGCCGTTCAAAGAAACGGACAGCATTCAGGCTGAAATTGATAAATGGACTTTAATGGCGCGGGAACTGGAACAGTACCCAGACCTCAATATCCCAAAGACTATTTTATATCCAGTGCCTAACATCCTTCGCGGTGTGCGTAAGGTTACAACTTATCAGACAGAAGCTGTGAACAGCGTCAACATGACCGCTGGCCGCATTATTCATCTGATTGATAAGGACATTCGCATCCAGAAAAGCGCGGGGATCAATGAGCACAGTGCGAAATACATAGAGAACCTGGAAGCAACAAAAGAGCTAATGAAGCAGTACCCGGAGGATGAAAAATTCCGTATGCGTGTACACGGCTTTAGCGAAACAATGCTGCGCGTCCATTACATTTCCAGTAGCCCTAACTACAATGATGGTAAATCAGTTAGTTACCATGTGCCGCTGTGTGGTGTGTTTATCTGCGATGAAACTCTCCGTGATGGAATCATCATCAACGGTGAATTCGAGAAAGCAAAATTTAGCCTTTATGACTCTATAGAACCGATCATCTGCGACCGCTGGCCGCAGGCAAAAATATATCGCCTGGCAGATATTGAAAATGTAAAAAAACAAATTGCCATCACTCGCGAAGAGAAAAAGGTTAAGTCAGCCGCATCAGTTGCGCGCAGCCGTAAAACCAAGAAGGGGCAGCCAGTAAACGACAACCCCGAAAGCGCGCAATAAATTATGCCCGGCATCAACCGGGCATTCTTCCATTATTCAGCCGCCACCGGTTTTAACAAGCCAGCATCGAGCAGTTTACGCGTCAACCACTGCTGGCCTTTACCCGTTAATTGAGGCGTCAACCGTATCTGGTAGCCATCTTCATCATCCAGCACCACTTCTTTCACCGTGAAATACCCCGCGTTGATGTACTGCTGGAACGGCACATTTTTACGTCCACCGGACGCTATCAGGATGCCGTTCTCCCGTAACCAGACAAACAGCGCGTTTTGCTTAAGTCCAACAACCTTTGCAAAATTCCCAATCAGGATCCCCTTGGCCACTGATACCCGGTCGGCAAAATCGACCTTAGGAGCGGCGGCCACCAGCTGCTGATTTAGCTGGTGGGCTTTCTGTTCCAGAAGTTGCTTTTGTTCAGCCAGTTCGGCAGCCAGGCGCAGAGCTTCTGGAAGCGTCTGGGGGATTGCAACCGGTTGCTGTTCTTTTTGCCGGAAGTAGCTGTCTTCCAGTTTTTCAAAGAATGCCCATGCCTGATCGGTTTCGAGCATTTTAGCGTGGCGGGCTGCGCCGCGTTCTGTCCAGAGGGTGAGTGAGCGAACATTGCGAGCAATTTTTACAGAGTAGTTTAAAGCTACTCTGTGCTTCAACTCGCGCAATGATTCTCCTTCAACTTTGAAAAAGTGCTTCCCTTCAACAAAGCGTACTTTGTTCTCATGATGATTTTGGCGAATACGGATTGTTTCTGTCCCATACCCTCTCGCAAGAGTCTCGGTTGTCACTACACGCACTCCCTGCCATTCCAGAACGGGAATTTCATCAGACTGATTCTGAACAACCACCAGCTCCGATTCCTGAACTGAAGGTGCATGAATTTTTTCTAATTTAACGTTATTTGCTTTCATTCTGTGTGCCTCCTTGCGTGCTTCGGCTGCGACGGTTGCGTAATTCAGATGACCCTGTTCGAGCAGGTATTCGCGGATATCAGACAACAGGATACGGTGAACCGCGTTCTTGTCCTTTCTCCGGTAAAGTTGTTTGGTGATCATGAAGTAGTTGGCAATAACGCCAGGTATATCCCTGGTGCTGATACAGATTGTGTGCTGTTCAATTGCCTCGATCATCTCTTCACGGGTGACTAATGACGTTCTCATAGTCCCTCCTGAGCAGAAGCGTTAACAGGGAGGCACCAGTAACTGAGAGAATTGCGTGAATCAGTGGAAAAACGGGCAGAGAAAATACATGGGGCGTCAGGAAGCTGAGAGCGAGCCTCATCTTCTGTTGGTGCAATAACGAAGTGATAGTGACGTTTTTGGCAGGAGTAAAAGCGCCAGATAAATTCAGGATGAGTTGGGGTAGGGATAGTAGCCATATTGGCAGCCTCCTTAGACGTTGGTATGTAACCACCGCAGAAGAGACCAATCTTGCTGGCGGTGGACTGTACGGAGTTGGCCTTACTGGCGTCCAAGGTAACCAGCCTACCCGAAGGTAGCCCCATACAGCCCACCATTGTAGAGGTGTGCGTGTACGCCGATACAAAAAAAGACGCGAGCGGCGTCTGTATCGCCTTAGACTTAAGCGGGAGGCCAATCCCGGCACCCGTTTTAATGAGGTGCCTGATAAGCATAAACCGAAAATGCCTCAAGGCGCAAGAGGTCAGGCTCAATGTAACATCGGTAGTTAAAAAACACAATTTATTAGAGCAAATATTCATTCATTAAGCCATGCCAGAGCTTCATCAACCTGCGCTTCGTCTTCGACGCTAAGCACTTCATCTTGGGGAACATAGTTCGCCAACATAGCGAAACAATATGTATCCCAATGGTCCGGTGAGTGCAGGTTGAGTTTTTTCTTCATATCTTCCTTTGACATCACCTTCCATTGACCTGCGGAATTTATCCCTACCGGTATCTTTGATGCTTCCTCTATAGTCGCAGCCCCCTTATCAAGCCGCATACGCCCTGATTTTACAGCTTCTGCCGCCTGAATATTCGCGAAAGCGCGCATATCGAAATAAAGGCTTTTATCTTCACGGCTGTGCATCTTTTTACCCCAGCGGATACGCTGGACGGTAATACCATAGCGTTCGTACATCAGATCAGCCGTCGATTTCCCCAAGCCATCGCCATCAATAGCTATGGTTATGTTCGGGAACCGTTCTGGGTTACATTCTGCGAAAATCTTGGCGGCTAACTGCGTTTCTGTAACGTCTGTGTATTCCAGCATACGATAGTTGATTACACGGCGTTTATTTCGCTGGCCGGACACCATCATGATATTAATAACGGACTTATCTCGTCCTGTGCCACCAGCAACGTCAACACATGCAACCCAGCCCCATCCTTTGGCAATCTTGACCTTTCGCCGCGTCGCCCGCTCAACCTCATCACGACCAAGAAGAAAGCCATCTTGAGATTTGGGAAATTCACCACGTACTTTGATCATGTACATGGGGTTATCACGACCGCCATACTCCGCAAGTTTTGCTCGTATAAATTTTGCATCTACAAGCGGAGATTCTTCACTATTCAGTATTATCGCAGTAAACAATCCATCAGGATTTCCCGGGCGAATAGCTAGTCTGTGGTGTGAATCGTAGAAATAGCCTGAAGGTCGCGTAGGCTGGGAAAGAAGCAGAATACGGTTATCCTTACCGGTCAGCGCACCTGTTATCACACTGAATGCTTTATCACTCACACCCGACGCTTCGTCGATGATATACAAGAGATGATCGGCGTGTTCACCAGCCAACGCCTCCTCATTTCCGGGGCGACAGGACTTTATCAATATTGTCCAAACACCCTTGCCAGTCACCTCAAAAAAAGACGTTTCTGTAAGAATGAAATACTTCGACAACCACGGGAATCTGCTAACAGCAGTAGCCCAATTGCTCTTTATGTATTTGAAAATACCATCAAGGACTTGCTGTCTTTTGTTAGCGACCAGAATAACGCGAGCGCCGGGGAAAAACATGATGAAGAGTATTGCAATGATACTCGTCATATCCGACTTACCAGTACCATGGCCGGAGGTCACACTTGTCCAACTGCCGTCCTGCTGCGTGGACTCAATGATCTCATCCTGCTGCCAGGTTGGTGTCTTCCCAAACAACACATCAGCGGCCGCAATCCAGTCATAACGATATAGCGCCACCAGCTCGCGCCAACGTGGGTCCGTTACGCAACTTCTGGCCATTAATCATCATCCCCGTACAGTTTGCGGGTAACTTCTTCGTCTTCCTCCTCGTTTTCGTCCAGATCCTGTTCAAGCCATGCTTCGTTTGATATGCCTTCCGCATCGACATCACCATAACCACCTGTATCGACGATATCGGCAATTTCTTCTCTACGATGCTCAATCCACAATGCGGCATCAGCGCGGCGGCTGGCGGCCCGTTCTCGCGCAACTTTGTCCAGATCTTCAAGAGAAGGGCCACCGACGGCTGTTTGCCTTTCCTCATCATCGGTATTGGTCTTAGGAGCACGCAGATCGGCTTTGATTTGCTCCAGCATCAGGGGCGGAACTTTCCCACCATGCGCCTCGATGAATTCAGCTGCTTCCAGCACTGACCAGTTATTTTCACGCTTTCGTTCGTATGCCAGCTTAACAATGCCAGCTTGCCCCATAGATAAAGCGTGCTTTTCCGCCTCCCGGCTTTCTTTTCGATAGTTATTCCGGATGCTGTAAATGGTGTTGATCAGACTGCTTATCTGCGCGGAACAGCTGTTTAGCATGCTCGCGATACGGTATTCAGGCGGAGTACCTTCATCATCGTCTTTTTGCTGATCGCGCATTTCCTGCACCAGGCGAATACACGTATCCCTGGCGTTCTCCAGCATAAGGAGATGAGAAAGAGACTTTTCAAGAAGAGTGGTTTCCAGAACATCGGCCCCGGACCGACGCAACATAGCGCGCGCGGCCTTCCGCGCTTCAACGTTATCTATCAGGTAATCGCCAGCTTCGAATTCAAAGCGTTCACCATCATCATCCAGGGTGTCGCGTTCCAGGCGATCACGTAAGGTCCGGTGGGCGCGGGTGATCACGTCATGATCATCTGAACGATCATTTATGCGCTTATTTTGGCGCTTCGCATTCTCGACTGCGGCACTGATAACGGCATTAACTCTCTGTTTTTCCGCTATTTCAGCCGCAATATGATCACCTGCATGTTGATCATTAGAGTGATCAATGATCATGCTTTTTAGTGGCTTCCTGACTGGCTTATTTGGCTTGCGGCTGTCCGCAGTCCTGGAGTCTTCTTTGAAGGCACGGAGATAACGACGTGCGGTATTAGGGTTAAGATTAAACTCGGCGGCATACTGTGCGATGGTGTAACCACCATCTCGCGCCAGGCGAGCAAAATTCTTCTTGTGATCGTCCCAGGTCACTTATGCTTCCTTTCGTAAAAACTCTTTTTGACGCGAGGGTAACGAAAGTCACATGTCAAAAGGCCCGGAACGGGCAAGCAATCAATCAGATACGTGCGGATGTGGCATTACCGTAATGACGGTGCTGACGGGCCACCTTATTGAAAAGTTGACGCGCCATTACCCAAGGCTGGTGCTCCCGGCGTTCCTTTTCGTCCTGCGTCATATAGAGTTCGTTCTGGAGTTTTTCATCAAACCGGCGCGGAGCGCGGCTACGGCGAAAGAATTCAGGATTCAGAGAGTGGATCTGAAATCTACGTGGGCGTGTACTGTCATCAATCAAAACAGACGAATACTTAGACACAGCGATAGCCTTTAAGCGCAGATAAACATCGCGCTTATCGACATCCAGATGCGGGTATTCCTTTTCAAGGATTGCTGCGAGTTCTTTCGCTGATAGAAAAGACTTAGTGCGGATCATGTAATCCGCAATCTCGTACGATGTTATTCGTGAGTGATTTATTTCCATGAAGTGGCGTCCCTGCCAGTTAAGTAACATCCTGTCACCTACTGATTAGCCCATGTCAACTAATCAACGTGGAATATAATACCCTCGATTAAATAAATAGCAATACATTAGAGCAATTTTATCTAACGCTCGACGAGTGACTTGTGATAGCGCCGACTCCAAGCGCGTAATCAAAGAACAATCGTTGATGCATCGCCAGCCTACCGTGCGTCTTCTCCCAATTATCGCGGTCACGCTCAATATCACGCTGGCATGACTGGCACAGAGGAATTGCGTAAATGTCATGCGCGCATAATCGACTATGACGAACGATATAAGGCGTAATGTGAGCGCCAGCTCCCGCAGCTCCACACCCACAGCATGGACGGGAAGCAACAAAGTCCATGTACTCAGGTAATTTTAGCGATTGCAGTTTTGGTATTTTGAAATGCGCCATGCCAGGGTCGGAGTCAACATCCACAGGGCATACTTTTGCACGCATCGGCGCGGCGCGTTCTTCCATCATCTGAACATATGCTGTAGCGCGATCGTCATACGGGCGAATATCCGCCTCTTTCAGAGGTCCGCTATCCTGCGTTGCGGCTTTCATCTTATTTATTGATATACGGCAAACTTCTTCCGGCATCAGGTGCATCATGTTGCGCATGAAAGCCCACCAGCACAGTTCCTGAATACTTAAATCATGGCCATCTGAAAGCCCCATTTCCTGACGGGCGACATCCAGTATCCAGTTAACGCGATTATTATGCAGCGTTTCTTTCAGCTCATTAAAACCACGCATCCGGTAATGGTTATCGTGATGCCAGCACAACAACACCGCGCTATTGTCTCGTTCTGCGTGGACAATATGGTTGTCACACCAGCTACGATCTGCGGCCTGGCATTGCCCCTCTTTCCTGCGCAACCACGCCACCAGCGCGTCAATTCCACCAATACGGCGAAACAGTTCATCGCTGTTAAAAAACGGCTGCAACGCCTCATTTGTTGCCATAGTTTGCTCGGAAACAACGAGGCCGTCGTCCATGTGCTCGATTAACTCACGCGGCACCGGCTCCATAATAAATTTACGGCCAGCCTCCACCAGCTTTCTGACTTCCTGATCCACTTTGAATGTGGCGACGCCAAGCTCTTTTTGTACAAAGGGAGTAATTACGGCTTTCACATCACACCTTTCATCACTGATTGGGCTTTATCTGCTGCCCGGCATTCTCTGTTTAAGCACTACCATTTCCTGACGGCATAACACAGCAATAGCGGTCCTGGCACCAATTTGCTTACCAACCAGGTATTGCTTTACCTCGCGGCGACTCACGCCATCAAGAAGCATCTTTAACGCTTCACGGGACAATTTGTTGTATTTACGTGCCATTAATCTACTCCGCGGAACCATACAATCTACGTAACGTGTCGGCGACAGAAGATACAGATATCTCTCCGGTCGCAGCCCCTACGGTAAGGTCTGCCAGTTCAGGTGTATCAAATACCTGCACCCCGTTACGGCGTAGAAATAACAGCGCACTGTTTAGCGCGGTACGCTTATTGGCATCATTGAATATATGCCCTCTCGCTGTAGCCACCAGGTAGGTGGCGGAGACTTCGAAAAGGTCGCTGATCTCTTCGTAGGCAACTCTGGCCTGAACTCTCCCGATAATGGCCTCTGCCCTACCCGGATCTGACATTCCCGGCAGGCCACCGTAGCGGCTTATATTCGCATCATGAAGCGCAATAAGTTCTTCCGGTGATATATGCCTCATTATCGGTTAACCAGTTCCTTGTTGGTGGAGTCCAGGGTGTCAAACAGGGATGCAAATTCGGCATCCAGCGCCGCTTTTTTGTAGGCTTCAAAAGTAGCCTTGCTAACAATTACTGCTGGCTCACGGCCTCTGCGGGTGATTTCAACCTCTTCCCCGGCTTCAACATTGTTGAGCACTTCAGAAAGGTTGCCACGCGCGGTACGGAAGTTAATGGATTGCATAAACACCTCGTGTACTCGTTATGTGTACACAATTATAAACTTCACAGGCATAAAGCACCAGCACTTTGCAGCTTAAATCACCGGACAATCATCAAATTCCCCACTTCGGGCATCATTGATGACATGAGTGATCACACCAAAAACAGCATTACTACCCGTGTAACCATCGTCATCTACTGGTAACGCCTCTTTCTTCCCGGTGCTTAAATCCTCCAGGTGCTGGCGCGGATACTTCCTGTATCTCTTTATGCGATATTCACCCTCCATAGCGCACACAAGCAGAGAACCATCAACCGGAGTAAGCGAGGAATCAACCACCAGCAAAGCACCCTGCAATATTCCCTCACGGTGATGGCTATCAGCTGCCCGCATGAAGTAGGTTGCTGATGGATGTCTAATTATCTGCTGATCAAGAGAAATTCGGCTTTCAACATAATCCGCCGCAGGAGAAGGGAAACCCATAGCGTTTTACCTCAAAAATACTGTTTATCTGTACAGTATACATTAAAGAAGCACCTTTGGTGCAAACGCGTTATGTACATCAACCACCGCTGATGATTTTTGTGCGCTTTGCTACTATTCATCACCGCGGGATCAGCGTAACCTCGTTGCCAATCAGTTAATAAGGAATTAGCTATGCCTAATCGCATTCCTCTCGATCCTGTATTGCCCAAAAATTTTGACTGCACTCCTAACGAGAAACGCTCTAAAGCTCAGCTGGACGCCTGGTGGGACCATCCCTATGGGGTTACAGAACATGACGGGAAAATTGTTGTTTATTGTCTGAATGGTGGCGCGTGGGACCGTCCATCCGTGCTTGGTTTGGCAAATAACTATGATGAAGCCTGTGAACTTGCCGAAAGACAGCAGGCAAGCTGGGTAAAAACACGGTCTGAACCGACATTCATGTTTTCAAAAGAACCGCCATTTATACTGGCGAGGATGCCGCAGCGACCGGATCATCAACAATAAATTGTTGCTGAATTTTCCTCAAGGGATGAGATGAATCTCTTCTCATTAAAGCAGGAAGAAAGGGATCGCGTCGAAGTGTCTCCAACTCTCGACCACAACCGGATGAACCTGGCCCAACTCGCCTGGTACAGCAAAGAATTAGAGATGTCTATTGCCCGACTTGAAAACGAAAAAGCCGCTATCCAAGCCCAGCATGAAGTAGTTCTGAACCGGATTAGAGAAATGCAAAACGATAATAGAGGCTAAATCGAGGTAGAAAACACATTGTTTAAGGCCACTAATTGTGGCCTTAAAGGGGAGAGATGCTTATTGGCTATGGCTAAAAATCAAATGAGACACTTCATGTGGTTGTAGCTCGTCAAGATCCGGGGCCACAAAACCTTTTCCGAAAGACTTCACAAGTAATTCACCAGCCGCATCATTGTCACCTATTACACGAAAGTCATACGGCAGCATCGCAAGTTGACGGCGTAATCCTGCGGAGAAAGTCGAACCTAACAGCGCCCACGAATTGCCGCCCGCGTTGTGTACAGCTGCGCTCTTAAAAATAGACTCAGTTATCCATATTGGGCCATCTTTTAAAGGAAGATAGGTTCCCCAAAGTAACTGTCTGCCATGTGATCGCGTGAAATACCGGGCCATCTTCGGATTGCTATGCTGCTTAGGAGCACCTGGTCTATATGTCTGATACCCAGCCAACATCCCATCAAACCTGTATAGAGGGAATGTAACTACTCCTTCACTTTCATCGATCCACTGTCTATATGGGTGTATATCATGGCGGTAGTTACGAGTTAGCAAATGAGCTTCCAGCTTTCCAAATTTTGTCATATTCCGTTCTTCCTGCATACTGGGCATGTGTTCTCTGTGAAATATGGGAAACTATTATCCAGCTCATCTACCCACTGTTTATGGTCGAAGCAGAAAAATATCTCCCACGGCATTCCATATTCTTCCATCCATAGGCGGATCTGCATTTCTATTGGAATCGGCGGTATTGCAGACACCATATCAACAGGATAACAGTTCAGACGACGTTCCAGTTCTTCTACTCTCTTCTGGAGATGAAATATCCGATCCAGATGCACACGCCGCTCCCGTGCCATTTTAAAATAAAGCTCGCCGGTCATCATTAACTCCTACATTCAGGGCAAGAGTTCCCTTCCGCAAAATAGGGGAAACTGCTATCAAGCTCATCACACCATCTGCGATGGTCGTAGCACCAAAACGCCTCCCACGGTGCACGGAAATACTTCATCCACCAGGACACTCGATCAGGTATATCTGCTGGTGGCAGCTCTTCTGGCAATAATTTGCCTGATAATTCCCTTTCCGCCCGCGCCAGCATTCCTTTTAGACTCGCATTCTCTTTTTCAAGAATATCTATGCGCGCCTGTAACTCAGCTTTCGTTGGCATGGTCCGCCTCATGCTTTTCAGCCACCAGCGGCAATAAAGCCCTGGCCATCTTATGAACCAACAGAGCATCGATAATGCCAAGCGTATGCCCCGGCTTAATGTTTAATGCCGCCTCAAGGTGACACCTTTCTAGGTCACTTTTCTCGGCTTGTTTATGATGGTCTGGCGTAATAACGTCGCCCAAAACACGGCTAATTCTTTCTCGTAATTGCTGGGTGCCTGCACACTTGATCGCTGTATCGTGGAGACGGTTAACCAGTTCGCGATAAACATGCGGCTTAATGCGGATACGTTCACCTGTGACGCCCTTTCCTGGCGCTGGCACCGAACTATCCGGAATATCCGGAATATCCGGATAGTTGCCAGCCTCGTAAGCTACCCGCAGCCAGTGCATGAATGTTTCAGTGGACACACAACCACAGTCCACATCGATTTTTCCGCGTTGCTGTTCCAGCCACTGCTCAAAATTCAATCTACACGTATTACTTTCATGTTGCTCTTTTTGTCTCAAGGCCAGCACCTGTTGGGCCAGTTCCAGAACGATACCGGGTGACGCTAACCTCTCAAATTCCAATAAATAGTTTGCGTCAGGATGACAAGTAGCCTCGCCTGCAAAAAATACCAATTGCTGTAAGTATGCTGTCGTTAGAGTAGTCATTTCTTTTTGCGCCATTTCTTTTCACATTCCTTAGTCCATTTTTCAATGTTCATTTTGGCAATATCAGTCATTCCATCACCTAAGAAATACTTTTTCCGGTACGTCTTGCACTTAAACCACACTACAACAGCCACCAGCCAGAAAATAAAAGGCCATACGGCAATACCAACTCCAGCCGCGATAAAGCCCAATATCCATAAATGAAGCTCTCCAACTTCTGTTTCCGGCAATATTCTTAAAGAATTAAACAGCAGGCTGAACGAATGGTCGTATGCATTGGCAGTATAAGACATGCAATCCATATAATTAAAGTCATAGCCTGCGGCTGCCGCCCATAATGGGCGGTCAAGAAAATGTTTTAGTGTCATCATATTAATTTAAGGTTCAGGCCAGTTATCTTCAATAGCAATGCTTAATCTTTGTAGCCATTCTGCTAATTTCAGCATTGCTTCTCTTTCGCTTAAACCACACGGAAAATCATCAAGCGATATTGTTGGCTTGAAGTTTCCCAAATTATCCATTTCAACGGTCAGATTTTGCTCCAGAACGGTATTTCTTACGCGGCTATTGTGCCGAAGCAAATATACTGAACGTGATTTATTGGTTTTGTGGTCGAACGTATATTCGGTAAGTATCATCTGACTTCCGCCATGATTATTACCGCGCCACATAATTACTCCGTGTTAATTGAAATTTAGCTATTAATCTTCACTTTTATCGCGAACACCTTTACCGGTTTATCACCGAAGTGTGGATGTGTGATTGTTTTTATTTCATATCCGTTATACGGGACGTCAATTCTGCGACTGAAGTCTTCGCGCTTCGGATATCCCTTTGTGATAATCAGGCGGTCATACTTACAGTTAACGAGGCGCTTATTCCAGTAGTCATTACACAGGCGATACTCTTCCGTTTTCTCCCCGCGAATCATGGCATCGAAGTATTCACCTTTAACGGCAAGTTGCAGGTTAGCCATTACCTCACCTCCAGTCTCCATACCGCCTGACCAATCCGGCTGGCATGGGTATCTTTGGATACTGTTCCGTCTTTAGCCAGCTCCATAAGAATTTTGCGCAAATCTGCCGAACGCCATTCTTCATCAGGAAATTCCTTCTCCATTGCCAACCGCAGATTCCAGGTTGCCATCCTGAATGGATATTCCCCGCCGAGAGCTTTATCTTGCAGGGCAGCCCGGGAACGCATCACCTGCAAAACCTTCTCTTTTACATCCATCATTTCGCCTCCTGCGGCGGTTCTGGTAGCGGCATCCAGAACAAGGCGTTCCCTAACCACGATAAAGTGCCGTCGCTCAACTCCACGTATTCCCCTTGTACCTGTCCTGCCATATACTCGCCGTGCTTTGAATAAATTAAAATCCAATCATCTTGAGGTGGCATTCGCTCACTACAGCTTATCCAACCATCCGGAGTTACCGGAGAGTTGCCGGGTTCTTTAATGTGCAAGCGAGGCTCACCATCTTTTGGTTCAGGCCACTGGCGCTTCATGTTGATCTTCAATTTATCTTCCATAGCAGCGGTAATTTCAGCATCGCTGATGCCAGCACGGCGCTGTGCATCCCACAACAGAAACTGCATATCAGCCCACTCGCCAAGATCGTCTGGTTCGGCTGCGGCTTCCAGTGCCTCTTTTGAGAGATGTTTCAGCGGACCAATGGGGCCAACGCAGCCAAATGTGGAGTCAGACCATTTGGCATGCTCGTGGCGAATCTGTTCGCGTTCCAGTGATGCCAGTGCAATTCGTGCCAGTTCCATTTGTTCGCCACGAGTAAGTCCGTTATCAAGCGGATTTTTAATGAATAATTTGATACGTTCTTTGGTTATAGCGCTCATATCACTCTCCTTTGATGCGAATGCCAGCGGCGCGGATTGCAGCGATGACTTCAGAAACTTTGTATGCCATTACCGTTTGGTAATCATCGTGATAATCTGTTCGATGAAGCATGCTGCTACGTTCCGGGAGCGATATTTCCCGAGCATCCAGTTCCTTAACGCGTTCCTCCAGTTCGTAGACCCTGCATTGTTCTCTATCATCAATCAGATATAACCCAAGACATTCGCTTTCTACCCAACCGCCAAAATCATGATCGTAACGCTCACATGAAAACTCACCGTCACCGTCCTTTGTTGGAATGGTGTAACTATCTAATGGGCCACCATATGTCGGCACATTCCCCAATGTTGGATGCTCAATCCACATGAAAAATGCACGTCCGGTTATTGGGCAAATATCTGGCCGCCATTGGTTACGAACAGCCTTGGTTTCGGATAATTCTTCAGCGTGTTGTTTTACTTCCTCAAGCTCAACTCTCAGCTTCCCAACCGTAAGAGCAATATCCTCGTTCTCCTGGTCGCGGCGTTTGATGTATTGCTGGTTTCTTTCCCGTTCATCCAGCAGTGCCAGCACGGTAGCCGGATTGGCCTCTGCTATGAATTCAGCGTTTGCATAAGCCTGAGCATCTGTTTCAACCAGGCAGTTAACGTGACATTCTGCAATTACGCCACCGGGTTCTCCTTTCCATTTTTGACAAACAAAAACTCCTGTTAAATTGCCGTGCTGGTTAACAGATGTATGCCCTACGATGTAGCTTCCTTTAGTTGCTTTCTCTGCCTTTTCACGCAGTGCCTGAAAGTCAATCTTGCTCACTGGTTGCCTCCTTTGCGAAGCTGTTCCGCACAATGCAGCAGGGCGTCCGTCGCTTCTTTCACCGTAACGATGTCGCCATCGTCCAGCCCGACAACCGTCGCGTCCTTAACGAACACCGAGCAAAGGTCATTAAACGCCTGCGCCCGCACTTCAGCCAGGAAAGCGTCGGTGGCTGGCGTTTCCCGTGAACGGTAAGACCAAACAATGTCGTCTGTTTCACTGGGTTCTTCATGAGAGCAATTTGGGCAGACAGCAGTACAACCAGCATGATCTTCTATGAGCATCTTCAGCCACGAGTTCTCCTCCGCCAGCGTCACGCGACTGGCCTCCAGTTCTGCTACGCGCTGTTTTGCAGCATCCAGTTCAATCGACAATTTTTCCAACTGCTCTTTATGCTTTTTATATTCCTGATATGCGTGCCAAGACTGACCTTTGCGCACACTATCAGTGATATCAGCAACCTGCTCTGGTGTTAGCGTGGTCAGTGGCTGTGCTGGGAAAATAAGCACTTTCCCGGAATCCCAATCAAAACCAGCATGAATTGACTGAACCTCAACTGAAGGTGTTGAACCAATGCTGCCAGGCGAATGAACAACGATCGTTACATCCATATCGCGACGATGGCTGTGGTTGTTGGACAAAATACGATTCACCAACTCAGAAAATTTGGAGAATTTCATGCGGAGCCTCAGTATGTAAAATAGACAGTTGCCACGCCGTTATAGTGATCAAACGATACGGCATTTACTTCGTAGCTGGCAGGGAGCTTCGATCCGAGAACGTATCCGGGCCACGTTTTCCATGGAATTTCTCTGCGCTCACTATCGCCATATACCGTACATCCCAGAGAGCCTACAGCTTCATTAGAACGCGTGCCGCACGTTATGAATCCCAGATTTTGCTTACTGCTCTTAATGGTGATTGGGTGAACGCTGGCTGATGCATTAGCAGCACGCTGTGCCTGTTGGTTTGCGATATTCGCAGAGTTCGCAGCAGCTACAGCAGCCGTAGTCGCGGCGGTAGAGGCTACAATAGCTGCTGAAGCATGCACTTGTTGGATATTCACCAACAATGCCGCGACAAAAATCATCTTCTTCACTTGTCAGCTCCTTTGCGAATCTGTTCCGCCCATTCTTCAAGGGATTTCTCCGCATATTCACCGGACAGGCCATCAATCGGGTACGGTTCATTAGCCAACTCTTCTTTCGCTGACA